CACGTTTTCCAGACTTTGGTAAAGTTATTCTTCTGTCATTTCCTAGATATAAAAATGATTATATTCAGCAAAGATATAATGATGTTGTGGCGGAAAAAGAAGTTGTAACTAGAACTCATCATTTTAAACTAGACGATGATCTTCCAGATGGAACAGAAGGTAACGAATTTGATATTGAGTGGGAAGAAGACCACATCATCTCGTACAAGTATCCTAAAATGTATGCCCTTAAAAGACCCACATGGGAAGTAAATCCAGTAAGAAATATTGAAGACTTTAAGGTTGCGTTCTACAAGAATGCACCAGATGCCTTGGGAAGATTTGCCTGCATGCCAACAGATGCAGTAGATGCATTTTTTAAATCCAGAGAAAAAATTGAGAATGCATTTAAGAACACAGCCTTAGCTGTGGATAACTTTGGAAGATTTGAAGACTGGTTTGCACCAGACCCAGATAAAGAATATTTTATACACGTCGACCTTGCACAAAAGCATGACCATTGTGCAGTAGCAATGTCACACGTAAAAAAGTGGGTTAATGTTAAGGTGACAGATACATATTCTCAGCCAGCACCTATTGTTGAAGTAGACGTTGTAAGATATTGGACACCAACTCCAGATAAGTCTGTAGATTTTACAGAAGTAAAAGATTACATATTGTCTTTAAGGTCTAAAGGGTTTAAGGTAAAAGTTTGTACATTTGACAGGTGGAACTCACACGATATGATGCAGCAACTAAAGCAGTATGGAATTAATACAGAAACGCTATCTGTTGCCAAAAAACATTACGACGATATGGCAATGGTTGTGGCAGAAGATAGGCTGGATGGCCCACACATTCCTCTGCTTATAGATGAATTGCTTCAACTTAAAATTATGAGAGATAGAGTTGATCACCCTAGAAAAGGATCTAAAGACTTAGCTGACGCTGTATGCGGATCTATATTTAATGCAATTAAAAGAAGTAGGCCCGACAACAATGAAGAAATAGATATTCACACCTACAGTTCCTTGAAATGGGATAGGCAGGATGAAGACGACACAACTGTTTTAAATATGATAAGAGCACCAAGAATGCCTCAAAACTTATCAAATGCACTAGAAGGAATGGAAATAATATGAGTATATATCAAGAGCAAGCTAAAGAGTGTAAGTGCTGTGGTAAGCACGTTCCTCTACCAACCACATTAAAAGAGTATCAGGGGGTTATTTTGTGCCCAACAAGCTTTGCAAATGTTCTTGAATATAAAAGAATTTGGAAATCTATTGGTGGCCGACCAAGCGGAAGCATAAGAAAACATTTTTCTGATTATGTTCAGCAAGTAGTAGAGAACACTATTGACAAAACTGAAAACGTTCAGTTATAATAAAACTAGGCAACAATAGCTTAGTTGGTTAAAGCCCCGAACTCATAATTCGGTAATCGTAGGTTCAAGTCCTACTTGTTGCACAGGGGAGGCAATATGACAGAAGAAGAAGATCAGCATGACTCAGATAGACTGGCGTATTATATAGAAATAGGTGCCGTTAGTTTAGAGGGCGTAGATGAAAGCGGAGAGCTTATTTATTCTATTAGCGAAGACGCAGAGACTTTAGCTCCAGAATTGTGGCAATCTCATACTGAATATGTAGATAGGTCTTTGATTGAACTGTATGAGCAGGGCTTGGTTGAAGTTGAATACGATGAGAACCTAGAGGCAACTTTTCATATTAGTCCAGAAGGTCAAAAAATAGCTAAAGAAAAAGGTTTAATCGAAATGGAATTTAATAAAGATATTCCAAACGACTAGAATATGGTATAATTACACTAGGTCGCCAATAGGGGCCTATAAATTAACTTATTCGCTTGAAGGAGGAATAAAATGGTAACAACATATACATGGGATCTTTTCAAGGATCCTTTTTTTATTGGCTTTAATCGTGAACTTGAAAGAATGTCTAACGTGCACAGTGCTGCATCTCGTCAGTCATATCCACCATACGATGTATTAAAGCTAGATGAGGATACATTCTTAGTATCTCTTGCAGTGGCAGGATTCACAAAAGAAGACATTAATCTATCTGTAGATAACGGTACATTAGTTATTTCTGGAGAAATTACTGAAGTTACAGATGCAGAAGTTTTACATAAAGGAATTGCTGCACGTAAATTTACAAGGTCTTTTGCCCTCGGAGAGTACATGGAAGTATCTAGCGCTTCTCTAAAGGACGGCATGCTTAATATCAGTATTAGCCGCTTAGTCCCAGAAGACAAGAAGCCAAAGACCATAAAAATTAAATAATAGTATAATGGAGATCTGCACCCCGTCACTGGGGAGTCGCAGACTATTCGGGTCGCTACCCGAAAGATGGACCTGAGCACGTCCGCAAACTGCTCTTTAATATTTTAGGAGAATAATGTTTGAGTACAGAATTAAGCAAGTAACAAAAATTGTAGATGGAGACACAGTAGATGTCGACATAGATTTAGGATTTAGCATTTCATATGCTCAAAGACTTAGACTGGCAGGAATTGATACCCCAGAGTCTAGAACTACCGATAAACTTGAAAAGACATTAGGTCTCGAATCAAAAGAATATCTTAAGTCTAAGTTTAAAGACGCAAATGTTATTGTTGTAAAAACAGAAAAGCCAGACAGCACAGAAAAGTATGGTCGCATACTTGGCTGGATTTACATAGACGGCAACACAAAGTCTATTAACGAACAGATGATTGAAGATGGATACGCTTGGGGATACATGGGCGAAACTAAGGTTAAAGATTTTGTAGCCTTAGCAGAGAAGAGAAAAAAGAGCGGTAAGTGATGGCTGTAAATGGCAAGCCAAATATTCATTGGATGCAGAGGTTTGATGGGGGTAGCCCAGAAGAACTCAAAACTTTATCTAACGTACTAGAGTTTGCTGGATATTACTCTACTTTAACCGTATATCACTCACAAATTCCTGACTATTGGATCAAGATAGCCAATATAATTAATCCAGACCATAAATTAAAGTATATGATTGCAATGAGAACATATGCAATAAGCCCAGAATACTGTGCAATGATGTGTGAAGCGTTTAATGAGCTGTCCCCCAACAGGCTGATATTAAATATTGCTGCTGGAGATATACAGTCTGACGAAACTAGCGTATCTGATGTTGTTGCAATATCAAATCTTTTAACAACGCATGAGGATAGGGTAAAATATACTTCTGAGTGGTTAGAAAAATTTACAAACCTGACCTTGCTAAAAAATAAACCAGAAATAGTTATAAGCGGAACATCTAAAGAAACTATTGTAAATGCCAATAATTATGCCGATGCACACCTATCTATGTACTCTAGCTATAAAGATGGGTTAAAAGATTTAATTAAAACAAACAAAAAAATAGTCTCTGGGCCAATAATAATACGTGATACTAAAGAAGAGGCAGAGGATATATATAATCAATTGCCAAACAATATGATTAAAGGGTCTTGCCTTTTTGGTACAGAAAATGAGATAATAGAACAGATAAAAAATATGGGAAAAGAAGGAATAACGGATATTTTAGCAAGCAGAGCTCAGATGGATGATGAGCACTATCGAATACACAGAATGGTAAAAAAAATAAATGATATCTAAAGATGAAGTAAGTCAAATGATTGAGCAGGCCAGGTCTGACAAGAAGATCCTGCAGATAAAATCGATGTTTATTAATGTGCCAAAGTGGGATCAATTCATTAATCATTTAGATTATCATTTTAACACTACGCCAGAAGGCCCTCAAGAAGAGTCTGATGAATGGCACACAATACATAATGGGACTGTTGCTAAAACTGGTTATTATTTCCATGTCAGAGAAGCAACATCAAAGGGTGAGTTTACTTTTTTCCCAGAATGTAAAGATGTGGTTAATTTTTTCAACGAAGTGTATGACGAAAAAACTAACGGAGGTGGAACATTCTTGAATATAGTTGGCAACGGCATGATGGTTCCAACGCATGTAGATGATGTAGACAGCGTGTTTTGGCAATGTCAAGGATCAACAATTTGGCAAGTATTTTTAAACAAAGATGATCAGGGTAGAGGGATAGAACCAATACAGACAGTAACAGTGGAACCAGGAGATATAATCGTTGTTCCCAGGGGAGTATTCCATGGATTAAACCCACATGTTTCAAGAGCAGCTATAGCATTCAGATATAAAGAGGTGCGGGAATAGATGCCAATCTATGAATACAAATGCGAATGTTCTCCAGAAGATATTGTATCAAAAGAAAGATCTATAAATTCTGTTGAGCCAAACTACTTGTGTAACCTATGTGGTAAAAAAATGCAGAGACATTACGGTTCTTTTGGTATACAGTTTAAAGGCAATGGCTTCTACAAAACAGATAATATTAAATAACAACATGGTATAATTAACTAAGTAAGCAAAGATATTGCATTACTTAGGAGATACCTAGTTGACTAGAAAGTTAAAGTATTTTTTAACCAGCCTTTTTATAATCGGCTGGCTTTTCCTTTTTAGTCCTAACTTTGCTAATGCTAATGAGCCACCAGCCCCCTCAGAGCAAGTTGTTGTAAGCCCTGCACAGCAGGCAGTAAATACAGCCATTGCAACCGCAACTACAGAAGTTGCACAGGCCATAGCAGCATCAGATACGTCCACTGTCACAACAGCAACAGCTGTACAGGCAGTAACAGCATCTAATGCCGCAGTAACTGCCGCAACAACGGCTGTGACTGCAGCAACTACAGCAGTGGCGGAAGTGTCTAATGTGTCCACAGCCGTAGAAACAGCGACAGCGGTTGTTCAAACAATTACTTCAACGGTAGCATCCGTTACACAAGCGGTAGCAGCAATTCCAGTAAGTGCTACAACTCAAACACCAGAAGTTGCTACAGCACAAGTAGCTGTTACAGCAGCGGTTCCCGTTATTGAATCTGCAACTGCAACGGTTATAGCAACAGCATCCCCTTTAATGCCTGAAACCCCCACTACAGTTACTCAAGTAGCAACCGCAATTACAACAGAAGTAGCACAGGCTGCAACAGCTTCTACTGCAATACAGGTAGCTCAGGCGGCAATAGATACCGCAACGGCCACAGTAGCAACAGCAACTACGGCTGTAGCAGCAGTAACTCCTGCACGGACAGAGGCTCAAACACAATTAACTCAAGCAAACGTAGCAATTAATAATGCTCAAGATGCAGTCAATGCCCTTGCTGCAACTATTGGTACAACCACAAATGTTTTATCTAATGTAGATGATGCTGGTGTTCGCATGAATCTTCCATTTAATTTACAGATGGGCGGAGTCACATATAATAATGTTTTTGTAGGATCTAATGCGACAATCACCTTTGGAGTAAATGAGGGTGCAAATTATTATTCTACACCTAATGCACCTTCCATTTCTATAGCAGGGTATGACTGGACTACTTGGAGTAATGGATCTGGAATTACATACTCAACAACTACCAATACACTTAGCGTTGCTTGGGATCTTAGAGTTTATCCTTTGCAAACAGCAGAAACACAAATGACTCAAGTTAGATTTAATGCGGATGTTAATCCTTCAGATGGTGCCTGGCAGGCAGATGTAAGCGTGACTGGACCAATCCCAAATGGTGCTAGATTTAACGTAAGAGAAACTACAAATGGTCCCGTAACAAATATTAGTAATACAAGCACTACTACGGGATTTACTGGAACAATTAGTCAAGGCGCTGCATTTACTCCCACCCCTGATCCAGACAATTCAACAGTCTTGGCAGCAATTGATACAGCAAATGCACAAATTGCTACATTAAACTCAGCAGTTACTGCTATTGTTGCAACAAATACAGCAAATACAAATACAGTTATTGCACCAATTGCAACTGTTTCACAAAATACTGTAACGGCATTATCAACAGCAAGCACAACATTGACTGAAAAGGTGGCAGACCTTGCAATTGTTTCTACAGCCGTAGAAAAAGTAACTACAGCACCTACAATAGTGGCAGCAGCTCAAACAGTAATTGATGCAGTTCCTGCACCAGCGCCCTTGCCAGCCCCTGCTCCACCTGCACCAGTTGAACCACCCGTAGTCGTGCCACCTGTAGACACTACACCCGTAGTCGTGCCACCTGTAGACACTACACCCGTAGTCGTGCCACCTGTAGACACTACACCCGTAGTCGTGCCACCTGTAGACACTACACCAGTAACTACCACACCAGTTGATACCACACCTGTGGAAACAGAACCAGTAGACACAGAGCCTGTGGAAACAGAACCAGTAGACACAGAGCCTGTGGAAACAGAACCAGTAGACACAGAGCCTGTGGAAACAGAACCAGTTGATACCACACCTGTGGAAACAGAACCAGTAGACACAGAGCCTGTGGAAACAGAACCAGTAGACACAGAGCCTGTGGAAACAGAACCAGTAGACACAGAGCCTGTGACGGGATCAGAAGAAGATGTAACAAATACAGTTGATGATGCATTGGAAGATGGTAAAATTGATAGTACAGAAGTTGAAGCAATTGCAGAAGCTATGTCTGCAGATGGTGAAATTGATGCAGAAGAAACTAATCAGTTAATTGAAGCATTGGCAGAAGATGGAAAAGTTTCTGTAGCAGATCAAGAAGCAGTTCTGGAAGCACTTGCGTCAGACGGCGAAGTTTCAAAAGAGGATGTTGCAGCCATTGTTGAATTAGCTAACTCAGATGGTAAATTATCTGAAGCAGAAAAAGATATTGTTGCCGATGCATTAATTCAATCTGTTCCAGAAGGTGAAAATCTTACTAAAGAACAGGTAGCGGAAGCTGGAATTAAGTTATCAGATTTGCCAGCAAGCACACCAGTTGATGTTAGAACATCTGAAAATGGTGACTCGGTTGTAATTACTGCAGAAGTTGCAGTACAAGTAGAATTAATATCTGACCCAGCGGCATTTGCACAAGAGTTATTTAATGACCCAGGAGCAGCCCTACAGGCCTTGGGAAGCATAGGTGCAGATATGACAGAAGGCGAAAGAGAAGAGGCAACTGAAATGGTTGTAGCAACAGTTGTAGCAGCAGGTGCAGCAATTAACGCAGCAGCAGTTGCAACAGGAGGAGCCACAGGGGGTAGCACAGGAGGCGGAGGAAATTCTGGTGGAGGCTCAGGAGCTAATTCACCAGGTCGAGGAGGAAGAAGAAAATGGTAAGAATAATAAAGAATATCCTAAAAGATATGGTAGACCAAGCATGGACCCTTCTTGGTATGTTTATTGCTTGGGTTGTTTTGGACGGAAGTGCTAAAGATATAGTCGGTTATGGCATTATAGCTACTACTGCTCTATGGATAGTAACTAGTCCTATCAGAAATAGAAACTCAGAATAGGGTATAATAGTAGTATGAAGAAAATAACTGCTATTGCTTTAGCTGGACTATTAATGGTATCATTGAGTTCATGTGGCTATAGTGGATTCTATAGATACCCATGTCAAGATCCTAAAAATTGGGAAATTACAGAATGTAATCCTCCAGTATGTGAAGCTTCACAGACTTGCACAAAGGATGTAATAAAAATTACACCTACAACACCAGAACAGGAAATAACAAATGGCTAAACAAAAGCTAACCCCAGCAGACTTAGATGCTCGCTTAAAGTTTATTCTAGGAATAACCCTTGGAAGCATCCTGTTTCTAACAGCAGTCGGAATTATTTATGGATTGTTGTTTGTAACACAGCCCATTGGAGCTCAGTCAGAAAATGACAAAATGTTCTTTAATGTTCTAGGCAGCATTGCAACATTTATTACAGGCACACTTGCAGGAATCTTGATTGGCAATTCAGGAGCAAAAGATATTATGGCGGCCCAGATACAAAATAAAGAAGTAGATGCAAAAAATACTCAGGCGGATAAAAAGCTAGAGGCAGAGATTGATGCAACAGCTGCACGTTTAGCAGCAAAGCCAGACGGAGCAATGCCAGCAGAACAACCAGTTGATACAGATTGGGATAAATAAAAATGGCAGATCAAGGAACAGCAGCACGTCTGATTGAAGTTGCTACAGCAGAAATTGGGACTATTGAAGGTCCAAAAGATAACGAAACAAAGTATGGTGCTTACACTAAAGCTAATTTCCAACCATGGTGCGGAAGTTTCGTTAATTGGTGCGGGAACGAATCTTCCGTAAAGATTCCTAATACTGTTTATACTCCAGCAGGAGTAACAGCATTTAAAAAAGCTGGTCAGTGGATTGATGGAGATATTGCAGATCCAGAACCAGGAGATATTGCCTATTTTGATTTCCCTTCAGATGGTGTCGATAGGGTGTCTCACGTAGGTATTGTTGTTAAAGATAACGAAGACGGAACCGTTTGGTGTATTGAAGGAAACACATCTTCAAAGAAGTCTGGAAGCCAAAGAAATGGCGGAGAAGTTTGCAAGCAACTTCGTGCTTACAAAAAGAATAAGGCTGGCGTACTAATTTCAATAGTAGGCTTTGGTCGTCCAAAGTTTAAGGCAGCAGGAGCATCAGCCCCTACTGAGCAAAAACCTGCCAAGTCTAAGGCAAAAGTTTGCCCAACTTGCGGCAAGTAATAAATGAACACATATAGAGTTAAACTTGAAGTTATAGCAGAGGTGGAAGCCTTTGACGAGAGCGATGCTTTAGAGTATGCTAATGATATATTTGGCGTAGACGATGAAATTAAAAACGTTAAAGTAGTTAGCGTTAAGGAGAAATAATGGCA